TGTATGGATGCTCGTTTGTCCTTTTGGACGACGAGATTTGTCTTAAAGATTTACTTGAAAATGCAGCAGTAGCAAGCGGGGCAACAGTAGTTCAAACTATTTCAAAAAAGTTTTATCCCCAAGGAGTAACTGTACTCTGTTTATTGTCAGAAAGTCATATTAGTATTCATACATGGCCTGAAGAAGGTAAGGCAGCAGTAGATGTATATACTTGTGGTGATTGTAACCCCAAGATTGGATGTGATATTATCATCCAACAACTTTATGCAACTAATCATACTCTGAGTTACATAGAACGGTAACAAAAGATACAAAAGTTCTTGCATAAATTTAAAGAGATGCTATAATGCATTTACGTTCATCGGAGAAATCCGACGCAAGTAGGACGGCGGAACGGGACGTTCATTCGCTATTCGCAAATAGCGAACGCAAACCGCCCGAAGGAACGGGACTAACCATCTCATTCTGGAGGAAATCCTAATGTCAAAAGTCGTTTATAGAGGGTGTCCTTATGACACCGAGGATGCAAAAAAAGAGTATGTATCATGGTATAACCAGACACATGCTCCGGCACATCCAAAAAACACATATCGTGGTTTAACATACCGTCCTTGCAATAATGCGGAGGTGGCAAAATGAATACTTATTTCGTTCGCTATCTCAAGAAAAAGGCAAAGAAAGAAAAACTTCTTAAGGATGCACAACTGAATATGGCAAAGCAACCTCAAGTTGCTTGATTTTAGAGAGGGACTTGACTCCCTCTCTTTTTTTATGTATAATGACCTTTGTGGAGGTTGATAAAGATGGATAGAGAAAAGCTTAAGCTTATTATAAGAAACCTTGAGTCTCTTTTGGAATGTTTAAAATCAGAAGTATATTCTAATGTAGATTCATATAAACAAGAACCACGATATGAGGAGATTGTACATTACATTGACGATTATGATGAGGTCTTTTATGATGAGGAAGATGACTTTGATTTACCAAACGTAAATAGAAAATACAAGATTACAAACGATGATGATGGAGATGGACTATGAAACCAATTAAATCAAAAGATCTACTAAAACTCGACAAAAGGCTTCAGGTTGTAAAACTTCAATGCTATCCAATTCCAGAGCAAGTTATTTGGCAGGCAGGAAAGGGTGATTACTCTGAAGTTCCTATTCACGAAGTTAAAGTTCCAAGTCATCAGGAATGTGGTGAATGGATTGTGGAGCAACTTCTTGCAAATGAAAGAGGTCATTGGGGTCCATTAGAGCATCCGGGAATTACTTTTTCAGTGGCTGGATTTGTTCATAGTGTAATGGTTCAGTCAAGAACTCATCGTATTGGAACTTCTTGGGATGTTCAATCTCAACGTTATACTGGAAAGCGTGTAGTAAAAGTTGCAAAAAAAGAACTGGACATAGAAGATGTCTTCTATGTGCGTCCTGAGGGGTTCTACACCAATCGTAAAGGTAAGAAGTATGAATGGACCGAAGGGCACCGTCAACGCAAGTTAGAGAGGATTCTGAGTGAGTGTGAGGAGTATGCTGATTACTATGAGCAAGGAATGTGTGAAGAGCATATTCGCGACTATCTTCCTCAAGCAATACGTCAGAATTTTGTAGTATCATTTAATCTTCGTTCTGTTCTTCACTTTATGGATCTTCGTTCAAAACTTGATGCACAGGTTGAAATACAAGCACTTTGCGATGCTTTTATGCCTGAACTTCAAAGGTGGGCGCCTAATGTTTGGAAGTATTATGAGGAGAAGAGGCTTCATAAAGCACGATTGAGTCCCTAATATGCCGAAATAAAAGAAAAAGTCACTCTGGATATGTTTGGAAATATGTGATATAATAATTTTTATTTAAAAAATAAAATGAAAAGTTGGTGCATCAAAGATCATTTAACTGGACATATATTCAAAATTCTTTTAAGTGAAGAGGACTTTCAAAAATTTCTCAAAGAAAATCCAGATGTGGATGAATGTATTGATTGTGTAGAGTGCGATGATGCACCTTCAATTACTATTGAATAAATATTCCCATATAAAATGGAGGTTAGCATTGGCAACGTATCCGGTTATCAATAAACAAACTGGTGAACAAAAAGAAATTACAATGAGTGTTCACGATTGGGACCAGTGGAAGAAAGACAATCCAGAATGGGATAGAGATTGGTCTGATCCATCAACCTGTCCTGCTTCGGGTGAAGTTGGTGAAATTTATGATCGACTTAAAAAATCTCACCCAGGATGGAACAATGTCTTACATAAAGCTTCAAAGGTTCCTGGATCAAAAGTAAAACCAATTTAATTTTTATATGGCAAGAAGAAATAGGAAAGAAGACCATCCAATTGGTGTTGGAATGACTGCAAGGCAAATGAAGCGCAAGAAACCAATTAGTTCTGATTTGATGAGAGATATTGAACCTCTTACAGAAAATCAAACACGACTTTATCAAGCATACGAAAAAGGGCAGCATATTGTTGCTTATGGATGTGCTGGAACAGGTAAAACTTTTATTACCTTGTATAATGCTCTTCAAGATGTACTTGATGAGAGAAGCCCTTACGAAAAAATATACATTGTAAGGTCTCTTGTTGCCACTCGTGAAATTGGTTTTCTTCCTGGAGACCATGAAGATAAGTCTTCACTTTACCAAATCCCGTACAAGAATATGGTAAAGTATATGTTTACCCCACAAGATGAAGCGGCTGCTGAAATGCTTTATGGTAATCTCAAAACTCAAGGAACGATTAGTTTTTGGAGCACTTCTTTTATTCGCGGAACTACTTTAGATAAAAGTATTATCATCGTTGATGAATTTCAAAACTTGAACTTTCACGAACTTGATAGTATAATTACTCGTGTAGGTGAAAATAGTAAGATTATGTTCTGTGGTGATGCCACTCAATCTGATCTTATCAAAACGAATGAAAAGAACGGAATCGTTGATTTTATGAAAATTCTTCGTATGATGCCTTCAATTGATATTATTGAATTTGGAGTTGACGATATTGTTCGTTCTGGATTTGTAAAGGAATATATTCTTGCTAAAATGGAAGTTGGTGTATGAGTTTTGTTCATCATAATTTTTTAGGTGATCTTGAATTAGAAAAAGACGATACAAAACAATTTAGATTGTATCGTCTTCCAAATAACCAATGGGTGCCTTCAATTACTTCGGTTACTTCATTCTATAATCGTCAAATTTTCATTGATTGGAAAAAGCGTGTAGGACTTGAAGAAGCAAATCGGATTACTAAAAAGGCAACAGCAAGAGGAACGGATTTTCACCAAGTTTGTCAAGATTATCTTGAAAACAAAGAACTTATCTGGGAAAGTTATCAACCTCTGACAAAGATTATGTTTCATCACGCGAAACCATATCTTGATAAGATAAATAATATTCACGCGATTGAAAGAACTTTATACTCTGAATATTATGGACTTGCGGGAAGAGTTGACTGTATTGCAGAATACGAAGGAGAATTAGCAGTCATTGACTTTAAAACTTCAGAAAAAATTAAACCTGAAGAATGGATTGAAAATTATTTTGTTCAGGAAATGTTTTATGCTGCTGCTTATTATGAGCGGACTGGACAAATCGTTAAAAAACTCATCACATTAATGGTTACTCCAACTGGCGAAGTCAAGGTGTTTGACAAAAGAAACAAAGGAGATTATATTAAGTTATTAGTTCGCTACGTTAAAGAATTTGTACATCACAATATTAGGTCAGATGGAGAATGAATTAGAGAAAGCACTAGAAAGTAAATTTTATTGCCCCTCTAAGTTCGCACAAGAGATTGAAAATCTTGTACATATTAATACAGATATGAATTATATTGATGCAATTATTCATTTTTGTGAAGAAAACAATATTGATTTAGAATCAGTTCCCAAATTGATTTCAAAACCTTTGAAAGAAAAAATTAAGTATGAAGCAATGGAATTAAACTTTTTGAAAAAAACTTCCCGTGCCAAATTGGTTTTTTAATGGCACCATTTGATTGTTATAAAATTTATCTTGCATTAAAAAATCATTTCACTAAAGATAACTACGATTACTTTAAGTATTGCGGAAAATCCAGAGCATCTATTCAATCTTTCTATAAACGAAAAGATAGATTTTGGTTTGAAAAGATTTCCCGCCAAAAATCAGATAAAGAAATTTTAGATTTTTTTGTTTCTAATTTTGTTTCTTGTAATGACCCCGAATCTTTGTGGATAGGTGAAATAATTAAAGAAGGAGAGAGTAGATACAAGGAGTGGCAGAAAAAAATTCAATCACTTTCTTATATTTTCAAACAAGAAAGCAAATCTTTATTTGAAGAAAATAAATTTGAAACTATTTTTGAATGTTTAAAAGGACACCCAGTTCTTCTTAAACAATATTTGAGCGGTAACATATCTTTAGAGACTATAGTTCTTTATGATAAAATTTTTGAATACTCAAAAAAATTTGATAAAAAACTTCTAGATCCTGTGTGGGAAACCGTCAGTCGTAGAATTAAAAAATATAAACCCTTTCTAAATATTGATGTATTTCAATATCGTAAAATTTTGAAGCAAATTATTTTGGAGGATCAATGAGTTTCTTTAGTTCGGAAGTCGTCCGTGCAGAGATGACTGAAATTGCGGAACTTCAAGAACAAGTTTATGCAAATGTATTTAAATTTCCCTCAATGAGTAAAGAGGAAAAACTAGAACATGTTAAAGTTCTAGAGAAACTTTTAGATAAACAAAAAATTCTTTATACAAGAATGAGTTTATCTGATGATCCTGAGGCAGTTGAAATGAAAGAATGTATTGTTAATTCTGCAATTGGTATGGGTATGCCTCCTGGAACAGATATGAATATCATTTTGAATAATATGTCTAAAATGCTTGATAATATGAAAACTCAGATTGACAAGACAGGTTCCGACCTGTAGAATATTGAAGTACACAAAGGCCAAATCTCAACAAATACGAGGTACAAATGTCATTCCAAAATCTTAAAAAGCAATCTTCTCTTGGTTCACTGACTGAAAAACTTGTAAAGCAAGTTGAAAAAATGAGTGCCACTTCTAGTGGTCCTGATGAGCGTTTCTGGAAACCAGAAATGGGTAAAGATGGTGTCGGATCTGCAGTAATTCGTTTCCTGCCCGCACCAGAAGGTGAAGAACTTCCTTGGACAAAAATGTATTCACACGCTTTCCAAGGACCTGGTGGATGGTATATTGAGAATTCACTTACTACAGTTGGTCAAAAAGATCCTGTGAGTGAATACAATCGTGGACTGTGGAATAGCGGTAGCGAGAAAGATAAGGATACTGTTCGTAAGCAAAAGCGTAAACTCTCTTATTACAGCAATATCTACGTCGTCAAGGATCCTGCAAATCCAGCAAACGAAGGTAAAGTTTTTCTTTTCAAGTACGGTAAGAAAATCTTTGATAAAATTCTGAATGCAATGCAACCAGAATTTGATGATGAAGATCCAATCAATCCTTTTGACTTCTGGCAAGGTGCAAACTTCAAGATCAAAATTGTGAAGAAGGATGGTTACTGGAACTATGATAAGTCTGAGTTTGATCGTGTAGCACCACTTCTTGATGATGACGATGCACTTGAAGCAATTTGGAAGAAAGAATATTCTCTGACTGCAATCAGTGCTCCTGATCAATTCAAGACATACGAAGAACTTGAGCGTCGTATGAATTACGTTCTTGGACTTAGTGAAACAAATACTCCTACTAAGTCCCGTGCTGTGATTGAGCAAGAAGATGAGTTCGAATCTTATTCTTCTACTCCAAGTCGTGAAGAGCGAGTAATGGAAGAACTTGAAGAGTCTTACAATCGTAGTAAGTCTCCTTCACTTCCTAAAATTACTTCTGATGATGACGATGAAGATGATGCTCTTGCTTATTTTTCCCGTCTTGCTGAATAATTTTTATTCATAAAGACGAATATTATCTCCCTTCTTAAGGTTCTCAGAAACATATTGCTGAGAACCTTTTTTGTATGGCATTATATCATCCATATCATTGAATATAATATTTAAATATCTTGGTTTAAGAATGTAAATATTTCTTTTGTTTTCTTCAATGGTATTTTCATATTCATAATTTGTAATGGGTTTTATGAATGAAGATGATGGAACTTGAACGACATATTCAAGTCCTTGGTCCCAATATTCATAGTAATAAGAAGTGTCATTTTTTATAAAGTTACCGTTAGTTTCCCAGGTAGGACTCATTTTTAATCCACCAGCAAGAACAGTAATTCCTAATGAGTTTTTAATTTCTTCAGTTTCATAGTGATGAATTCCATTGTACAGGTTGTCATATGAATTATATTTTTCCAATAAAAATTCATCGAAAGTTTTTTGCGTCATTGGCCACTCTGATTGAATATTCAAAATATTATTGGAAAGAAGAATAACCCAATCTAATGTTGAATCATCGTAAAATTTATAAGCGACATTATCAGGTCTTTCATCTCCGATGATTGAATACTTTTCAAAGAATGCAAGGTTTCCAAAAATGTCTTCACGAAGTTTTCCCCTCTTAAATAAATTTTTTACAGGAATATAATCAGAGATATATTGTTCTCCTTTATTGCGAGAAACATATTCAAAGTTTGGAACTTGTCTGAAGTATGGCTTGGTCATTTTAGAATCCTATTGGATGATCTTTATAATCCCTACTATAAACTGGTTCAAGTTCTTGGAATTGTAAAGTTAACGTATAAGAAACCATTGTCCCTTCTGGATATGTCATATAAGTTCCATTAGGAGTATAATCAACAGAACAATTTGTAAGAGCACATTCTTTAATTAAGTTTAGACCTGGATGTATTGTGTTTTTTTTATATTGATACTGAATTTTAAAAACATTTGGTGCTTTTAAAAATAATCCTTGATCTCCTACAATGGGAGCCATATTTTCTTTAAAATATCTTATTATTTTTTTTACTACTTTTGCTTCATTTTCACTTCTTGGTGAGAGTTTGAATGTAAAATTAAATGGTCTTAATTGTGGGGATTGGAAAAGAAGTTCTAGGTTTGGATTGAGAACTTTTCCATTTAGTCTTGAAAGGAGATTATTGACTCCTACAGCTTGTCCGGCAAGATATGTTCTTACTTCAGACTGAGATACTCTCAAATCTTCTAGTGCTTGGGTGAACTTTTGAGAAACAGCTCCTGTAATATCTGTAGTACTACCAGATTCCATTATTCTTCTAGACAATCCAACTGCTTGCTTTTCAATTGGATTTAAAGTATCTTGTTCCCATCCAACGACATTTTGATCTGTAATTGAAGATTGAATTGGTAAAAGAACTGCAGGTCCAGTTGCGACTTTGGTTACGGGCAATACTTCAAAACCTTGACTTGGAACTCTACTTGGACTTGATGTATAAGTTAATGCTTGAAACATAATTCTATCCTGATCATCTTTCATGCGAATTGGGTATTTTAAATATGCATCCGATTCTCCTGTACTTTGATCTTGTGATGTCTGTGTTGGTGTTGAAGTTCCTTGTGTTCCTGGTTGATTTGGATTTGTAGTGGAACTATTCTGAGGTGCAGATCCTGTTATTTGTTGCTTTAGTCCAACATCTGCTCCTATGGACTGTACTTGAGATGCATTTCCGTTTGCAGTTTCTCGTCCAGGTGGATATGGACCATATCTCCAAGATCCTCCTTGCTGTTTTTCGTATCCAGAGACTAAAACATAATATCTTCCATTTTCATTTCCAGTATATTGCTCTCCAAATTTGTTTGCAACTCTTGTTGCTTCTGTTAGATTTGCTTCATAATAAATGCCTATGGTCTTTCCAGAAGGTGTTGATTGATACGCCCAAGTTCTTCCACCTTTACGGAAAGTTTTTAACTGAGACATCAGAACTCCTCCTCAATTACAAGAGGATTAACTATCTCAATTGTTCGTAGAGTATGAGACATTGATAAGGAGTTTTATTTATTTAGACGGAATTTTCCATATTGTAATGAGATTAATTCATCTAACTCATTATATTTAACGACATGAAGTTTTCCTGCAACTTCTTCCCAAGTATATTGTCTTGATTTTCTCCAATGAAAGTTAATTCCACGAAATCCCCATTTTTCTATTGATGTGCAAGCAATTAATGGATGTTGGTCATATTCAAGTCCAGGAGTTTTTGCATTGTAAATGAATGTATAAAATTTTCCCACTTCAGGATATACTACTTCTTCTTTTAAAACATCTATAATGACTAACATTATATCTTCTGGATCTGTCAGTTCTTGTTTATTAACTCTTTTTAAGAGTTCTTTAATTCTTGGTGTTGTTGATTTTTTTTCTATATATTGACCGAAACCTTCTGCCATCAGTTAATCCTTTTAACAAATTTTCCACCTTGCTTAAGAATATAATATCTAGAAAGTCCTGTGTTTTTTATTGCTTCAGACATAGATTTGTATATTTTATTGTTATATTCAACTGGTTTAGAAGCATATGATTGATTTTTCATAAATTCACTATGATTTTTACGTTTTTCTATATCAGTTTTATTTCTTTCTACCATTTTCTTCAAGTTTTTTTCATAATAAGATATTGGTCTTGGATTATTTTTTAATTTTTCTTTCCATGTATTTGATATTTTTTGTCTTACTTCATTCGGAACTGTTCTTCCTTTTAATCTTTTTTTATTTGTAGCACCTATTTTTTCTTTAACCTCTGGTCTTTTTGTTGGGCTAGCATCGCCATACATTTTAGGAGGAGCATTACCCCCATCAGCAATATTCATTAAAATACCAGTTCTATTACATTTTTTACCAAACACAGCAATCATATAGATTTCGTGCTTAAATGCTTCTTCTTCAGTTAGGTTTTGTTTGAGTTTGATTATTCTACTTTTATCTGTTGGAACTTTACAATTTTTACCTCTTCCATCATTCCATCTATTTCCTTTGCCCTTTCCGATATAATATGGTTTTCCATCTTTTCTCAAGTAAGCATATGTATAATAATTATTCATTCTTAAATTATTTGTTCTCTCTTATTATTTAGAATAATTAAAAAAGATCCTCTTCTGTAATGACTTTAAATTCCAACATTCTATCTGCACACCACTCTTGTGCCGCTCTCCACTTTGCTTGATTCACTGCATAGGTTCTACATTCGTGTAAGTAAGATTTTGTTACTCTTGATTTTTGTTTTGGAGGAACTGTTTGTTTCTTTGGTTTCACTTCAATCACATAAGTTTTTATCTTACCCGATGACTCTTGAACTTTAATGAGATAGTCTGGAAAGTATCGATGCACTCTACCATCCACAGGAGACACATAACTTATACAAAATTCTTCAGATGCCCAAGAAATAATACTTGGGTTGTGGTCGCAGTAATAGCAAAATTTACGTTCCCAGCTGCTTCTACAAATTATATTATTTGCGTCGCCTTTATACTTTTCTGGATAAGATGGTTTGTAGATACTCTTAATACTTTCTGCCATTTCCCAGCATACATAATATATTAGTAAAAGTATTTATAGGTGACTAACTATTACACAAAAATAAAATGGCAGAAACTGGACAAACTCGCACTACAGATGCAAACGGTAATACGATAGTCACATCAAGTGAAGGTCTTTCTTATACTATTGTTAGACCAGCAACTGGAGTTCCTCTTCCATCAACTACAACAACATCAGGAAGTGGAACAAGTCCTGGCAATGGAACACCAACACAACCAACACCTGGAGATCAACCACCTCCACCTAGAATTATTAAAAACTTTGAAATTACACAAAAGTTATTAAGACCTTCACTAACATCTCACTTTCAATGTTGGTTTAATCCCCCAAAACCAATAAGAGATAGTTCTGCAGGCCAATACTACTTAGATGGAGGTGAATTAATTTCTTTGCTCTGTTCTGAAGCATCTTTACCTGGATCTTCTGTGATTACCAATGAAGTAAATGATGATTATACTGGAGTGACTGAAAGACTTGGGTATCGCAGACAGTATGATGATAGATCAGATTTTACTTTTTATGTTGATCATAAAAGACAGAATGGAAGTTATAATGTGATTATGTTTTTTGAGGAATGGATAAGATATGCAATGGGAGAAACTAATTATGCTCCAGATTCTAATTATCATTACAGAGTAAATTTTCCTGATGGTGAAGGAGGACAATTTGGAACTGGATATAGAACTAATATGTTTATTACTAAATTTGAAAGAGATTTTGCCGGAAATTATCTAGAATATACTTTTGTTCAAGCATATCCAATAAGTATTACTTCAATGCCTGTTTCTTATGATTCTTCAGAGATATTAAAATGCACAGTTTCATTTACATATAATCGTTATATTGTAAATAGACTGGATAATCGTATCACCAAAGAAGAACTTGAACGTGCATTAGATGCTGGTATTGCATCTGGAGTAGGTGCTGCGGCTGGATCGATGATGGCACAAGAATTACTTAATAATAAATCAAGCGGTGGTCAACCCCCTCTCAACACAAGAGAGGTACCATTATGGTAAATGCTACATAAATAAGTATACTGAAGTTACCATAGGATATTATGCCTTTACCTAAAATTTCTACACCAACTTATGAACTTGAGTTGCCTTCAACTGGACAAAAAATTAAATATAGACCTTTTTTAGTAAGAGAAGAAAAACTTTTATTAATTGCATTAGAATCTGAGGATACAAAACAAATTACTAATGCAATTAAAACTGTAATTAAAAATTGTATCGAAACAAAGAGTGTAAAAGTAGAAACACTTCCTACCTTCGATATTGAATACCTCTTTTTAAATATTCGGGGTAAATCTGTAGGAGAAGAAATAGAAGTTAATATTATTTGTCCTGATGATGAAGAGACCACTGTTCAGGTGAAGATTAATGTAGATGATATTCAAGTTCAAAAGAATCCAGAGCATAGTAAACAAATTAAAGTTGATGACTTTATTATGATGGAAATGAAATATCCATCATTAGATCAATTTATTAAGAGTAACTTTGATTTTTCCGCAGATAATACGATGGATCAGTCATTTGAATTGATTTCATCTTGTATCGATAAGATCTATACTGATGAAGAAGTTTGGTCTACTGCGGATGTGACAAAAAAAGAATTGATGGAATTTTTAGATCAAATGAATTCTACACAATTTAAAGAAATTGAAAAGTTTTTTGAAACTATGCCTAAACTTTCTCATACAATTAAAGTTAAAAATCCAGTTACTGAAGTTGAAAAAGAGGTTGTTCTAGAGGGGCTAACAAGTTTTTTCTCATAGGGATGAGTTATATGGACTTGGAGAATTATTTTAAGTTAAATTTTTCTTTAATGCAGTATCATAAATATTCATTAACAGAGATTGAAAATATGATATCTTGGGAAAGAGATGTTTATGTTGGAATGTTAAAAAATCATCTGGAAGAAGAAGAATTAAAGGCACAACAACGTTAACAAAATGAACTCAGTAACCGAAAAAATCGATGAGAGAATTTTAAGGCTACTGAGTCTTGATGATGTTTTTGACCTTGATTATGATACTTATTTAACTCTTCTTAAAGAGGCAATTGTTACTGGTGCAAATAAATTGCCTCAAGAAGAACTTGCAATGCTTTCAAATGAAAGAAGAAGAATAAGGGGGAAAAAAGGTAGATTTAAACCCCAAAAAGAAAAAGTAGCAGTAAATAAAGTATCAACTACTAAATTTCTTAAAGCATCAAAAAAAACTTTAGCACTCCCTTTTGATAGTACAATTCAACAACAAGATTTAACTGGAATTGGAAAACCACTTGAATCTATATCTAAAACTTTAGCAGCATTTTTAAAATTTAGTAAAAAAAATAACGAAGAGGAAAGAAAAGATAGAGAGTTTCAAAAAAGATCTAAAAGAGAAGAAAGTCTTGAGGGATTTAAGAAAGGGATCTCAGCAGTTTCAAGTGCAGCAAAAAAAATGCTTGCACCTTTTCAAAGTATCATAGATCGAATTTGGAGATTTATATCCTTTACTTTGTTAGGTAGGGCATTTACCCAATTTATGAGTTGGTTGGGTGATCCAAAAAATAAAGGAAAAATAGAAGTTCTTGGAAGATTTTTAAAGGATTGGTGGCCAACTCTTCTTGGTGCTGCAGTTTTATTTTTTACTCCTTTTGGTAAATTTGTTAGAAGTACTTTAAAGTTAGTAGGATTTCTTGCAGGGAGATTGGTTAAAGCAATACCTCAGATTTCAAGAGCAGTTGCTGGACTTGGTAGGTTTGCTATTGGTAATCCTTTACTTACTATTGGAGCAACAACAGCAGCGGCAACTTTTGGTTCTGAAATGTGGAGGCAAGGAGAAGAAAAGAAACAACTTGAAAGTGAAGCAAAAAGACGTGGAGTAAATCAAGAAGTTGTAAAATTAGAATTAGAGGAAGCAAAGAGATCTCCTTTTGCGATATTTGGTGAAGCAATGCAAAACATTGGTAGCTTTGCTAAAGGTGGATCCATATTAAACTTAAATAATGGTTATGGTGGAATTGATGGTAATACTGGACAAAAAGTGTCTGGATTTGGTCCCGATACTCAAATGATTGTTGCACAACCAGGTGAAGTTGTAATGAATAAAAAAGCAGTAAATGCTATTGGTGCAGATACTTTACTTGGATGGAATAGACAATTTGGTGGTCCCGGAGCAAATAAACCTAAGATGGGAAGATTATATAATACTGGTGGAATGGTTGGATATGAACCAAAAGAATTAATAGGAAATCCAGTTAAACTGACAAAAGCAGGGGTTTCTAAGTTACCTTATTTCGGTGGATTTCGTAGACAAACTGGAACGCTTGATATGGGAGGTACAAGAGGTGCTGGACTTGGAGGAGGAACTGATGCTATTACTAAACAATCAAAAGAGATGTATTTTGGTGATCGACTCAAAAAATTATTTTTTGGAAAACCAAAGTATGGTTATGATCCTCAAGAGTATAATGGTGGTGGATTAATAGAGACAAAACAAAATCTAAATTTTGTGTTGCCTGGACTTGGAGGAGGTGGAGGAGGAACTGATGCTATTACTAAACAATCAAAAGAGATGTATTTTGGTGATCGACTCAAAAAATTATTTTTTGGAAAACCAAAGTATGGTTATGATCCTCAAGAGTATAATGGTGGTGGATTGATTGGGAGAAAAGCAACTGAATTGGTTAATATAGAAATGCCAAATACAATTCGTGATTATTATGAACAAATTCAAGATGGTTTTATTAGTCCTATGAGTTTTGAAGATACTAAAAAATTAATAGAAGAACAGAAAAAATTAAAAATTAGAAAATTAATTAGGGATTATCAAAATATGCCTCGCAGAAATGGCGGTGGACCTATCAAAGAAAATACAGGTAAAAATATTCCAGGTGCAACCGCAGATAGACAATTAATAGCAGCACAGCCTGGAGAATATATTCTTCCTGTTGATACAGTATCTCATCTTGGCACATCTTTAATTGATAAAATTGTATCATTAACTGATAGTAATTCAAATGCGGCAAAACTTGGACATAGGACAAAAAACATACCTAAAATTACTCCACTTTCTAGGAGTAATAGCAGTAATGTAATGACACTTCCACCAATTACTCAATCAGCATCTGGTGGTATTAGTAATAATAACTCTGCTGGTTCTAGAGTTCCTACATTTTCTGCAGTATCTCCTAGTGGTGGATCCGAAAGATCTATTAATGCTGGTATCTATGGGATTGTAGGATAATGATAGTTAATACACAGAAACTTTTACCTCCATCAAAATCATCATCATTACTTGTAAAAGTAAGTGGTTCCAAAATTATTCCATCGATTAAGAAAAAAAGTATTAATACTCAGAAATTATTAGGGCCAAGAAAAGATGAACCTGGGCAAATAGTAAAAGTATTAACTGATATTGATGTTCGTTTAAAATTAATTTTAAAAGAGGATCAAAGTCAACAAAATAAAAAAAGAAGAGAGAAAGAAAAAAAAGAGTTTGAAGATCAAGAAAAAAAATTAGAAGCACCAAAAGAAACTAAAAAATTTAAATTTCCATCTCTTTCGATTCCTGGATCAAGTTTTCTCGATCGTATTAAAAGATTTTTATTTTTTACTGCTCTTGGTTGGGTATTTACAAAATTTCAAGATCAACTTCCGAAATTGCAAGGAGTTATTAAAATAATAACTCAAGTTTATGGAGTCGCTGAAAATATTTTTAAATTTTTATTAGAGTCTTTTGTAAATGTTATTGATCGTGGATACAAAGCTTATGATAAAGTTAGAGATCTTGCAAAGAGTATTGGTGGAGAAAAGGCACAAAAAGACTTTGATAATTTATCAAGTAAGTTAAATGAGTATATTAATTATGCTCTAATTGGTGGAATGGCACTTACAGGTGCTATTAATGCGTTTTCTAATGAAGTTAAAGGAAGAAAAGGAAAAGATGGTGGAACTACTGCTGGAGTTGGTGGTAGACCAAGAACACCAGGAAGAACTTCTACTGGATATCGTTTAGTTCAAAGAGGTGGATCATCTAAAGGTCTTAGTGGAGGAAGGTATGGGTCGAGTCAAGTAGAAAGAATTGCAAAATTTGATCCATTAAAGAAGAATATTTTTCAGAGAGCAGGACAAGCATCGAGAATTGGTGCAAAAAAAGCAACACAAGCAGTCATTGGAAAACAAGCAACAAAACAATTATTAAGACTAGCAAAAGGTCCTTTATCACGATTACCACTTCTTGGTGGATTAATTGAATTTGGTCTTTCTTGGGCACTGGGAGATCCTGTAGGTAAAGCAGCATTTAGGGGAGTTGGAACTTTACTTCTTGGGGCTGTTGGTTCTTTAATACTTCCTGGATTTGGAACTTTTGTTGGTGGTTGGGCTGGTGCTGAACTTGCTGGAAAACTTTATGAAGTTTTATTTGAAAATAAAAAACCACAAGGGAAAGTTCAGAAGAAACAAGGTGGAGGACCAGTTACAAGAGGTGGAAAAACTCAGGGTGGACCATCAAGGTCTATTAAAATAACAAGAAGAAAACCTCTAAAAGTAAAACCAAAACAATCTCAACCCGGTAAAGACGTTGGTGGTAAGAAGAAAATTAAAGAATTATACCCAGATCCATCAGCAAGATCTGATATTGAAGGAGAACAAAAAAGTGCTTGGTGGAAATTACTTCCACAACTTTCTAATAATCCAACTCCAGAAGAAATTCAACAAAGAAATGATAAAATTAAAGCACTTCCAAATTCATATAAAGCACTGACTGGAGTTGCAAAAATCTTAAAGGATATTCCTTTTGGTATTGGTGCATTAATGGGAGGTGCAGTTGATGTTGCTTTGGGGGAAAAGTTACCAAAAAATGCTATTGATAATTTAAGTAATGGTATTTCCTATTTAATTAATGCAATTTCAAATAGACAACTAATCTCAAGTTTATCAAGCATTGAAAAAGAAATTACAAGAATGGAGACTGGTGGAGCAGTTCCACGCCTTAAAGATTTTAATACTCAGGATCAATTTGGATTGGGTAAAGATATTAGTAAAGTTCTTGATGGTATGATTCGACAAAAAGTTGATGAAGCAATTCGTGAAGTTCAAAAACAATTGATGCCTGGTAAATATTCTGCGGTGGAGAGAGGTTCTCCTTCTGTTGATCCCGATCGAGGTGGTGGAGGAGGTGGCGGCGGCGGTGGCACCGGTCAAGGACTTAATCAACCAAATGTTAGTGGAAAAAGTGGATATAAAGGTTCAACAAACGTAATTGATACGGGATATAGAGATGCTAATGGTAGACCTATTAAATTAAATCCCGGAGCAGCACAAGCATTTAGAAATATGATCTCTGCAGGAATGCCATTTAGGTCAGGTGACGTTGCTAATGTTTATAGAGATGAGGCTGAATATTTGCGTTTAATTAATGCTGGATACAATCCAGCATCCAATTCTGCTCATAATTATGGAGAAGGTGCTGACATTCATGGTGCTATGGGGGAGTGGATTAAAAGAAATGGGAGAAGATATGGGTGGTATTATATTGACTATCCAGGAACTCATGGTGGGCATTTTGAGTGGAAAGGTACGCCTACAAGACAACCAACACAAGGACAACCACCAGGAAGACCTCCTGGACAAACACCATCAGGAAGTGTTAGGCAGTCTGGTGAAGCATCTTGGTATGGTCCAGGTTTTTATGGAAATAGAACTGCAAGTGGAGATCTATTTCGTGAGGGAGATACTGAATATACTGCAGCACATCGAACTTTACCATTTGGGACAAAAGTAACAGTTACAAATAAATCAAATGGTAAAAGTATTCAAGTCAGAATTAATGATCGTGGACCATTCAAAGCTGGTAGAATTATTGATTTAAACAAAGCAGCAAGAGATGCTTTGGGTGGTCAAGATTTAATGAATGTTGATCTAAGTTATAAAGGTGGTGGATACATTCCAAAACAATCTCCAAAAGACAGAACAAAATCTCTTACAAGTTACCCCTCATATTCATCTGAAGGTGGAATGATGATTGCTATTCAACCAATGATTATTGAAAAGACTATACCAGTTCCTTCAGGTCGAAGAAGTGGTGGTGGTGCTGTGATGTTTCCAATTGCTGGTGTAAATAATAGTAATATGCAAAGTTTAAGTAGAGGATAAAAATGTCAGCAAACTTTGCCGCACAGGCAGGCGAAGCCCAGATAAAACTATTTGAATTTGAATCAAACTACAATAAACCAGTAGATGTTTCTGGTGGTATTTTAGAGTTGAATTATTATGAAAGTATTCTTGATAACTCAATCAGAGCAACTGCTACTTTTGCCGATACTGGATACAGAAATGGAGAAGGTTCTGCCATTGTTGAGGAAGGTGATTTAAATTTAACAGTGGGTGAAAAGGTAAATCTAAAGGTTAATGATGGTAATCAGTTTGAGCTAAATTTTACTGGAGCAAAACAATTAAGAATTAAAGAAACAAGAAATATAGATGAGAGTACTAATAAAATTATATTCACTGTAGATTTATTTTCTAAAGAGTCTATCAATAATGAGTTAGAACAATGTAGAGTTAAGCAAAGATTTGATGGAAAAATATCAGATTCAGTGGAGAAAATTTTAAAAGAAATTTTAAAAACAGAAAAAGAACTTGATATTGATACTACTCTTAATCAATTAAGTTTTATTGGAAACGTTGAGAAACCTTTTTATAAATGCACTTGGTTGGGTCCAAGATCAGTTCCTGATGTACAAAATGCTAAAGGAAATTTATCTGGATATTTTTTTTATGAAACTTATGAAGGATTTAAGTTTAAGTCAATTGATAAACTGTTTGAACAAAATCCAAAAAGAAAATTAATTTTTAATAATATTATTGGAGAAATTCCTCCTGGATATGATGGAAAAATTTTAGATTATTCTTTTGATAGTACTATTGATTTAAAAACTTCCCTTCTTACAGGATCACTTTTTAACTCAAAACTTAAGGGTGTTAATGCTTTTGAAAGTTCTTATCGTGAAAATCAGTTTGATCATAAAAACCAAGGACTTACTAATAATATAGGTGGGATTGATTTCCCATTAGTTGCATCAGATTTAAAAATACAAGAACAGGTTACTAGAATATTATATAAGTGGGATGATCCAGGATTTCTTGTTGAAGGTAAAGATTTGATATCACAACTTCTTAAATCTACCTATACTAATTATAACAATGATGAAATACTAAGGCAATCATATGTGAGATATAATAATTTGTTTAATATAAAATTATCAATTGCAATATCAGGCGATATGAGTTTGAGGGCTGGAGATCTTCTTCATTGTGATTTTCCCGAAGTCACTTCGAATACAACAAAATCTTATAGTAAGAAGAAAAGTGGTATATATATGATATCAGATGTGTGTCATCGTATAACAAAAAATGGTTGTTATACTAGACTCAATTTAGTTAGAGATTCAATTGGTAGAAAACCATCTAAGTAAAATGGAAAAATCACTTCAACAACATATCAACGATGATCGTGATGAACTAGATAACCCTAATACTAGTGGTCAACGTCGTCGTCATTTGGAAGGTGAACTTGATGCATTAGAGGCATATCAAGCAAATCATCCTGATGATGATCATGATCCAACTTCATTAGAACTTTATTGTGATACTCATCCAGATGCTCTTGAATGTAGAGTTTATGAAGAATAATGAACGCTTACTCGGGAAACTTTGATTTGAATAGTGTTACATCTCTTCCTGTTTGGTTTGGGAGAGTTGTATCTAGTGTTTCATGGCAGGATAATATTGAAGCATCACACTTTGACCCATCACAAAAGAAGGGATGGGGATTTCGTTATCGCGTAAGGTATTTTGGATTGCATTCTTCAAGCACTCAAGATTTGCCTGATGAACAATTGCCTATGGCAAATGTAATGTTGCCTGTAACTTCAGGATCTGGTCTTGGTGGATTTGTAGAAACTCCATCATTATCTTCTGGTTCAATTGTTGTTGGTTTTTTCCTTGATGGGATGGCGGGTCAGGAACCATATATTTTTGGGGTATTGGTCAATTCAAATAATGAAGTTCCTAAAGAACAACCACAAGATCAAACTGGAGGGGCAAATCTTTTTAATGATACTTATGTTAGAGGAACTAGTCCTCAAACTGGGTCTTTTGTTCCTGACTTTCTCCAAACTCTTAGGGTACAGGATAGACCTTCATATGCTAGTACACAGTATAAAATAAATTCGCAATAAAATGGTTTACAGAAAAACTTCAGACGGAATATATCAAGTATCAGATCGCAATGTAAATTTAGGTAGTTCTAAAGACACTAAATCTGCAGATCAAGCTCAACAAGATGCAAACAGACCTGAAGCAGTACAAAGTCCCTGTAAAAATGATGGAACAAAAGCAATACAATCTATAATTCAAAACCTTCAAAATGATATTAGTAATATACAAAGGTACACTAATAGATTTTCAACTATAAATGGTGCTGTTAGTGTTTTTGTAAATGAAGATTCTGGAGTAGGAAAAGACATAAAAACTATTGTTGATTTTGCAACAACAGATATTGGATCTAATATAAAAACTATGTTAGATCCTATGCGTGCATGGACTATTAATGAAATACAAAGGAAAGCAAAAGAGACGATGCCATTTCTTTTTCCTGGAGAAGTTCCTTCTTTTGTAGATAATCTTAGGAAAGGGACAAATTTAATTTCTTGTGCTTTTGGGAAAGTAATAGAGACTTTGTTTGGAACAATTGGAGATTTGTTATTACAATTTATAGATCAATTTATTAATGGTCCTTTGTGTGCGATTCAGGATTTTATTTCTAATTTATTTGATAGTATTTTAGGTCCAATTGTTGATAGTATTAATTCTGCACTTTCACTTATAACAGGAACTATTGGTGATATTGCATCAAAATTGTTTAATGCTCTTGATTTTGTTAATGATCTTATAAATTTCTTTAAATGTGAAACAAAACCAGAGTGTCCTTCCGTTGATTCTATAAATCTTGCTGGAACTGTATTTTCTACAGATGCTCTTAATTTACAATCATCTCCTCCTGAAAATTTTAAATATAATAGTTCCGGTATTGGAACTCTTCCAATACCCGGATGTCCAACAAATCCAATACCTTGCGGACCTCCTCAGGTTCAGTTTTTTGGTGGTGGTGGATTTGGTGCTGCTGCAAATCCAATTATAAGTTCTAATTCATCTTCGGTCATTGGATTTGATATTGTAAATCCAGGCACGGGATTCTTAGAAGCACCTAAAGCAACTCTTGTAGATTCTTGTGGGAATGGTTCGGGTTCTTCTCTTCAAGTTATAATGGAACCTGCAGGTATTGGGACCACTTCAATAATAGGCATTGGAACTACTTCAACTTTAAAAGTCAAAAATATTGCAATTCTTGCTCCCGGAGATGGATACCTCTCAACCCTAGATGGGTCAATGGGAGGAAATGGTAGGGTTTGGAAAGAAAAGGATGAATGTTATGTTGAAACAAGTGATGGAAAATATTATGTTGTTCCTGATAAAAATGCTGTACAATTGAATGATGGTGATACATTGATTTGTTCTCCCCCAGCATCAGAAGTTGATTCATATCAAGTTGTTACTGAAATAGAAGATATTCTTGTACTTGATTCTGGATTTGGATATGAACCAGGAGATTCTCTTGAGGTTGTTCCGAGTAATGGATCTCAAATAGAACCTGTTATAAATGATAGGGGAGAAATTGAAAGAATTAATATAATAAATCCCGGAATTGGATTTACGGATATACCAGAAATTTTTGTAAAATCTAAAAATGGATATAATGTAAAATTAGTTCCAGTATTAAAATCAACAAGAATAAGTAATCTAGATCCAACCATTGTTCCACCAGGAACGCAAATTATTTCTGTTGTTGATTGTGTTGGAAGAATATTACCTAAAACTACATTTAATAGAGTACCAAGATGAAATCTAAAAATTACGAAGGAAAAACGATAGGAACAAAAGATGGGCAAATTCGGTTTGGTCACATTCATGCAGATCAAGTTAAATCATCATTTATGATTCAGGGACAGGAGTCTCTCGAATATATTGCAATTGATCAGACAGAACCAAGGAAAAGATGGATAACCTCAAGATGTAGGGGACGTTACCAAGTTAAGTGTGGTGATGATATTCCAAAAGATCAAATCGGGATGTGGTTTAATGCAGATCGTAGTGATATTCTAATTCAAACTAAAGGTAGAATTAGAATGGAAGCGGAAAATATTGATTTGATTGCTCGTGGACCTGATGATTCTAAAGGAGTAATAAATTTAATTTCCAATGAAAGTGTAAATATAAAAACAAAACGATTTACATCTGATGCAAGTGAGTCAATTAGTTTATTTACAAATGGAGAGATGCTTCAAAGTGCAATAAATATTATGAAAATTTATGGTGGAAGTATTCAAAAAATGACTTCGATGAGTTCAATTAAACCACCAGAGTTTCCGATAGTTTCAGATTTGCTAAAATTAGTAAAACAATAACATATGACAAGTTCTAGTGATTTTGAGTTGATTCATGGTCAACTTCATGTAACAAATACGGCATCAAAGCCAGAACCATTAGGTAGAGGACCTGCGGCAATTCGTGGTGCTACTTATATGCAAGGGCCTACTCAAGTAGGTAATGATTCTGATTTTTCCAATGTAGATGCGACAATGATAATTGGAAAATTGAATAATGGCGATGTAAAAAGTTCTCCTCTATATTCTCTTTGGGTTAAATTATATTCAAGATTTCAAAATTTTGTTAGAATAGATACTTTATTAAAAGTAAAATTTATAGAAGCAAAAATAGTTAGAACAAAAATTCTTCAGGCATCTATTAAAAATTTTGTTATAGATCATCCAACAAAAGAGGGAAAAAAGTTAGTTCATACTTGTTTAGAAGGACCAGAAAATGGAGTGTACATTAGAGGAACTTTGCGTAATAAAGATATTATAGAATTGCCAGAATATTGGACTAATTTAATTGACGAATCGACTATAACAGTTTCTATTACTCCTGTAGGATCCCATCAAGATATTATTGTGAAAGGAATATCGGATAATAAAGTGTATCTTCAAGCAAGACCGGGTATTCCTATAAATTGTTTTTATCACATTTTTGCAACAAGAAAAGATGTCCCAAAATTAATTACGGAGATTGATTGATAATGTCATTTACATTTAAGAGTTATGGAACTTTTGCTGGACCTGGATCTCCTTTTTCATTTAGGGATGATGATGATTTTGATGTAAGTGGATACACTGATGAAACTTTTAATTTAGATGACGTATCTCTTTGTCTTGTTAATACTGTAAATGATTATGTTTACATGCACTTAGATGGAACAAGTACATCTAAGGTTACTTTGGAAAAAAACACTGGTCCAATTTCAATTTTTAATGTAAGATCTAATGTTTCTATTTTTAGTGGGGAAGTTTATTCAAATGCAGGTGGACATAGACTTTCTGCTAAGAAAAATTTTGATATACCGCACCCAAATAAATCAGGATGGAGATTAAGACATACTTGTGTAGAGGGTCCTGAGAATGCTGTATATTTTAGAGGAAGATTGAAAGATAATAATGTAATTAATCTTCCTGAATATTGGAGAGGTTTTGTTGATCCAGAAAGCATTACTGTAAATTTAACTCAAATCGGAAGTCCTCAAGATTTAATTGTTGAAAAAATTGAATGGGGTTCTAGAATTATAATTCGTTCAGGATCTGGTTCCAATATAGATTGCTACTACATAGTGTATGGTAATCGTATGGATGGTGAAAGTTTAATTCCAGAATATGAAGGAGAAACTCCAGCAGATTATCCGGGGAATAATGATGAATATTCTATTGTTGGTTGGAATTATGATGTAAGGTACTAAAATTAAAGGTAAAAAATGACAACAACATTTTTATATGCTAAAAGATATTCTGTAGATAATACTCAAGAATATGTTGTTGGATTAGATACCAATGTAGATCCGCCAATAGAATATTCTATTCCTGATGTAATTGAAGATTTAGAGGTTGATAATTTTAAAATTAACAAGGCTCTTTATGATGCATTTGCAACCACAGGTAAAGTCGGACAAGTACTTATCACAGATGCTACCAAAGTTTTTTGGAGTGATATTTCTGGAGTAGGAACTCCTTTACAAACAATTGGATTGTATGATGAAAATACATTTCAAGGACTAATTTCAAACTTAAATTTTTTTGATGGAACTGATCCTGATAATTTAGTAAAAGCAAACATAAATGGAATCAATACTGCTTTTGGTGATATTTTCATCTCTGATAGATGGTCAAAAGTAATATCTTCAGGTGTAACAAATATCTATAGAAACAGTAAAGTTGGAATTTTTAATGTAAATCCATCATATGATCTTGATGTTACTGGTACTTTAAGGGTAACTTCTTCAGTTGAATTTGACTCGACGTTAAATGTTGATGGTAACGTAACTTTTACTAATACTACATCATCTACAACAAAAGACACTGGAGCACTTGTAGTAGATGGTGGAGTTGGTATTGAAGAAAACTTGAATGTAGGTGGAGTTGCAAAAGTTCTTTCTACAACATCATCTACAACAAAAGATACTGGAGCACTTGTAGTAGACGGTGGAGTTGGTATTGAAGAAAACTTAAATGTTGGAAATAACGCTAAAATAACAGGTACACTAGAATTAGATTCATCTTTAATTGATATAAACAATAGCACGGCAACTGGAAAGTTTGATTATCGTCTTTCTTCTGTTGGAACCGGAGTATCTTGGAGACCTCCTGGTGTTCAGACGCAAAATGCCATTTGGGTAACCATGGATGGAAATGATTCTAATAGTGGTTATTTGGAAGGAGATGCAAAAAGAACCATTGGAGCAGCGGCAGCAATTGCAGAACCAGGAGATACAATTTTTGTTCGTTCCGGAGTTTATTTTGAAAATAATCCAATTGGTTTAAGAACGGATGTTTCTGTTTCTGGACAAGACCTAAGACTTGTGACTATTATTCCAACTAATCCAATCAAAGATGTTTTTCATGTAAGAAGAGGATGTCTGGTTGAAAATGTAAGTTTTGCTGGAAACAGTGTTTCTATCGCACATACTGGTGCCGGTGCAGTGGCATTTCCACCAACAACTGCGGATATAAATGCAGGAATATCTCATGCTGCAGTATCCGGATATTTAGATCCAGGCCCTGCAACAGAAGGCCCAACAGGAAGATGGAAGTCTCCTTATATAAGAAACTGCACTAATTTCATGACCAAAAGTATTGGTATGAAAATTAATGGTAATCATGCAACCGCATCATCTATTGGTGCAGATTTAAAATCAATGGTTTGTGATTCATTCACTCAATATAATGAAAATGGTATTGGTGTTTCAATTACAAATAATGGATATGCTCAGTTAGTTTCTATTTTTACTATTAACTGTGATATTGGAATTTTCGTATCAAGTGGTGGATCTTGTGATCTTACAAACTCTAATTCTTCATTTGGGAATTATGGTCTTTATGCCGTTGGATTAGGTGCAACAGAATTTACCGGAATTGTTGGAACTTATCCTCCAACAAGAACTCAACCAGGTGTTGATGCTGGATCAGATGTTGTGACTTTTGAGAATATGAAAGATGATTCTAATGGTGGTATTGGAACTGTTAGGAGACCTTATGATGGACAGGCACTATTCTTTAAAATTGATTTAAGTAAATATTCCGATACTGTAATCACGGGACTGTCAACCACAATTCTTCAGGAACCTATGGTTCAGATTGAATCCATCAAGATTACCAATGGAGGATCTGGATATAGTGCGGTTACTCCACCAACAGTATTTGTTTATGATTTTAATGATAATTCTCAACAACCTAAAGGACCTCAGGGAATTATTGCAGAATTAAGTCCAACAATCGACGAAGTTAGTGGAGTAATAACTGCAATTGATGTTGTAAATAGTGGAAGAAATTATTTACCAACTCAAGATTTAAGAGTTTTTATTGATGGTGGAGCGGCAACTGCAGAAGTTATTACGCAACCAATTTATTATACCGTTGATGTTGCTACACAACCCACATCAGTTACCGGAATTACTACCGTGACTTTTAATGAATTTATTCCTTATGAATTATTTGGTGGTGAAGAAGTTTCACTTAAGAGAATTAGTCGTATTCTTACAAGTTCACATTCGTTCGAGTATATTGGTACCGGTGTAGATATAAATACTTCGACACCATTTAAGGGTGCCGTTCCCATTAAAGAAAATGAAATTGTTGCATTGGATGGGGCACAAATTCCATTTACAAGTACAGATCAAAAAGGAAATTTTGATATTGGTGAGGGATTTCAGATTAATCAACCAACGGCGACAATTAGAGGAAGAGATTTTAGTAAGGCAATACAGGCAGAAGTTACACCACTCATACTTGCACTGAGATAAGATATGGCAGTTGCACCACTTAATAAGTTTTTAACCATTGCAGTTCCGGTTGCTCCAGGAGAACAGACAGTTTATACGACACCTGTCGGAGTATCAGCAATTGTTCTTTATGCTCAGGTTGCAAATGTTGGAGTGAATACATACCCCACAATAACGTTTACTCATCGTAGAAAAAGTACATCTGCAAGAACCGCCGGAAATACAAGAAATATAAGAGTTATAAAACAGGCAGAAATTCCACCAAATGATTCTTTAATCATTATTGATGGTAGATTGGTTTTAGAAAGAACCGCAATAATTACGGACTCTATCGTAATTGAAGGAACTCAAACTGGAATTGTTACTGTCACAAACTGTGTTTATGATAACACCACAGGAGTTACTACGGTTACAACATCCACTGCTCATAATTTTGTTACCGGTGATGAGGTTACCATGAGTGGATTGGCATTTACTTGCAGTGGATCATTTGGATTAACGACATCAATTTTCCCATCACCTCAACAATCTTTTACCGTTAATTCTATAATTGGAGATGTTGGAACGTCAAAAACTTTTGTGACTAATTCTGGAGTTGTTGTTGGAATTGCTCATACCTATGTCAGTGGTGGATTGGTTGCTCCACTTCAAATGGAATTTATCTGTAGTATTCTAGAAAATAGTACCACATAATTATGGCAAAGTATTTATCAGGACGTTCTAAAAGAACACCACAATCGGCACTATCCGATGAGAGGTATAGATATCTGTCAGTTGGTGATGCAGAACCTAATTTTGGAGACCCTATTTTTCCCGGTGATTTTCCTCCATTTGGACAACAATATCAAATTGTTTCTGTTGAAGGATATCCTGGAGAACGATATTGGGTTCCAATTGGTGGGGGAGTTATTCCAGGTTCAATTTCTGTTTTTGATGAGGGTAATCTTGTTGGTGGTTCAAATAGTACAACTGAGATAAATTTTGTTGGAGCGGCGATTACTGTAATTGGAATAAGTGGTCCTCCACCAGGGACTGGAGTGACTGTTACGGTATTTGCGCCCGGAAATAATTCTGAAATTTTATTTAATACTTTTAATGATTTTTCAACTTCACCAAAGTTAAAATTTGATAATTCTACCGGGTCATTAATTGCCGGAGATAGAATTATTGTTGGTGTCGGTGGAACAGTAATTACAACAACCGGAGTTGGGTCTGTTGGAATTGGAACAATTAATCCAACCCAAGAACTACATCTTCATGGAGATTTTAGAATTACCGGAACAATTTATGATTATTTAAATTCTCCTGGATCTCCAACACAACTAATTGCAAAAAATAATTTTGGAGGAATTACCTGGGTAGATCAAGGAACAGTTAGATCTGCTGCTGGTGGAACTGTTGGAAATGTTCAATATCATAATAGTGTTGGACTGGTTGATGGTGCATCAAATTTTGTTTTTGATGAATTTAATAATCGAATTGGTATCGGAAGTACGATTCCAACGGTTTTATTTGATGTACTTGGATATTCTAAGTTTACTGGACAAACACAAATTGATAATCTTAATGTAACTGGAATAGCAACTCTAAAAAATCTTGGTGTTTCTGGACTTACCACAACAAGAGATCTTCAGGTTTATGAATCTACACTACTAAACCGTTTAAAAGTTAGTGGAATTTCAACATTTGATTCTCAGGTTATCATTAATAATTTAAATGTGACCGGAGTGGGTACATTTGACAATATAAAATTAGATACAAATACGGTTTCAACAAATGTTGGAAATTTAATCATAGATTCGAGTGGTGGAACCACGCAAATTAATGACATTGTTTATATCAATGATTATACTCAATCAATAAATTCAAATACCGGAGCACTTGTAGTTGAGGGTGGAGTTGGTATTGGTAGTCAGTTAAATGTTGATGGTGCCGTAAAATTAGCAACTCTTGGAGGAATTACTACAACCGGTGGTGATCTTTATGTTGCCGGCAATTTATATGTAAATAATGATATTTTTTATGATGAACTTTTTGTAAGAAATGGATACTTTACAGGAATTGTATCAACCAAGGATCTTTTGGTTACCGGAGTTGCCACAATTGCAACATTAGGAGTTTCTGGATTAACCACAACCAGAACTTTAAGAGTAACCGGAATTAGTACTTTTGATGACTTTATTGATGCAAATGGTGGAGCATATATTGATAATATTCAAATTGGAATAACAGATAACAATGAGATTGATACTAGTTCGGGAAATTTAACAATTGATTCTGCCGGTGGATTAACCACAATTGATGATAGATTATTCGTCACTGGAATATCAACCTTTAATGCAAACACCGTTTTTAATGCTAATGTAACATTAGGAAATAATGTTGGCGGTGATACTGTCAGTTTTGGTTCTTCAGTAAATACTAATATCATCCCTCAATCAACTGACACTTATGATTTAGGACAAAGTGATAGCCTTAGATGGAGAACAATATATGCCCAAACATTTAGTGGAAAATTTATAGGAAATGCAGATACGGCATCTCAAATTGCTACCGCAACAACCACGGGTATTTCGTCTTATTTTCTAACTTTTGTTGACAGTAATAATTCTCCGGCATCTTATGAAACATTATATACGGATTCTGGAATTACATATACTCCTAGTAATGATTTGCTGACAGTTGGTAAACTTGTTGTAACTGGAATATCAACATTTGAGAATACTTCTACTTTTAATGGAATAACAACATTTACCAATAATGTATTCATAGGAAATTCTAATACTGATAAAGTTTCTTTTGCCGCAACCGTTGATAGTAATATTATTCCAAGTGGAATTAGAGATTTAGGTTCAATAACCAATAGGTGGGATAAATTTTATGTTAATGAGATTGTTGGAACTGTAACTGGTACTATTTCAAGTGTAAGTATTACTAATGATTCTTCAACAAATGCAATCAGATTCATTAGTTTTGCATCTACGGTTAGTGGATCCAGTAGCATTTATGGCGATACTAATTTAACATTTAATCCTAGTAATGATACTGTTTCTATTGGTGGATCTCTTGGTATAGGTAATGCAAATCCAGGAACAAGATTAGATGTAACAGGCAATGTAAGACTTTCAGGATCCGTTCCAGAAATTGAACTTAATACTGGAGGGCCAAGATTCAGAGTTCCATCATCAAATACACTAACTGTTCATACTGGTGGAGGATTATCTTCAGGTACAAACGAAGTAATAAGAATTAATGCCACTGGGGTAGGCATAGAAACTTCAACGCCAAGATATAAACTTCATGTCATTGGCGATACTAACATAACTGGATTAACTTCACTTGGAGGTAATTTAGTACCAACAGGGAATGGAACTCAGGATATTGGACTTCCAGATAGAAAATGGAATAAATTCTATGTAAATGAACTTGTAGGAACCATAACAGGTACCATTTCAAGTGTAAGTATTACAAATGATACCAGTACTGCCGGAAATCCGATCAGATTCATTAGTTTTGCCTCTACTTTCAGTGGATCCAGTAGTGTTTATGGTGATAGTCTTTTAACATTTAATCCTACTTCTAATAGTTTAGGTATTGGAGTAGCAAATCCAACAGCACCATTGGATGTTGCTGGTAGGGTTTTCTTAAGAAGAAATGATACACTATTTGAAGGTGGTGAAATAGCTTTTGCGAGAGCCGTAGATGATGCCTTTACATATGCGATAGATGTATATGGAAATACTGCAGAAAACGCAAGATTGAGATTTATTGATGTTCAAAGTAATGCAGAAAGAGCAACTATTGATAGATCGGGAAATTTCATTGTAGGTTCTGGATCGTCAACAGGAACAGCATCACAACCACTTCAGGTAACTGGTGGTGCTTATGTTTCTGGCAACATTGGAATTGGTGTTTTAAATCCATCAGAAAAACTTCAGGTTGCCGGTAACGTGGCACCTGATCAAAATGGAACCAGAGACTTAGGAACTCCAAGTTTAAAATGGAACAAAATTTACACCAATGAACTTGTAGGAACCATAACAGGTACCATCTCAAGTGTAAGTATTACTAATGATTCTTCAACAAATGCAATCAGATTTATTAATTTTGCATCTACGGTTAGTGGATCCAGTAGCATTTATGGTGACGATTTATTAGTATGGAATCCAAACACAAATAGTTTAGGAATAGGAACAACAAATCCATCAATACCATTTGGTAATGTTGGTGTTCATATTAACAATGCTGGATTGAATATTCAATCAGTAGCTCCAATTATATTCTTACAAGAAATTGATAATTCAAACAATTACTATAATTTAGTTGTTGATGGTGGTATTTTTGGTGTTAGATACAATAATAATTTCCCTGGACCATTACAAGTAAATTCAAGTTCAGTTTTAATAGGTTCTGCAACATCAACAGGAACAGCATCACAACCACTTCAAGTCACTGGTGGCGCTTATGTTTCTGATAATGTTGGAATTGGAGTCACAAATCCATCAGAAAAACTTCAGGTTGCCGGTAATGTGGCACCAGATCAAAATGGAACCAGAGACTTAGGAACATCTATTCTTAAATGGAACACAGTTTATGCCAATACATTTAATGGGCAATTTATAGGAAATGCCGATACTGCTTCTAAATTAGCAACACCAAGAATTATTGCTGCAACTGATGATATTTCTTGGTCGGTTTCTTTTGATGGATCCTCAAATGTATCTTCTGCGGCAACTTTATCAAACACCGGAGTAATCGCAGGAACTTATGGTTCTTCAACACAGGTTGGTGTGGTAACCGTAGATGCAAAGGGTAGAATTACTTCAGCATCTAATGTTTCAATTGCCTTCACTAATGCAACCGTAGCCAGAGCAGGATATGCGGACAGTGCAGGTATAGCAACTAATCTTAGAGGTGGTACTGCATATCAAATTCCATATCAATCTGCAGTAAACACAACTGCATTTATAGCAAATGGTACTGTTACTGGACAATTACTTCAATATAATAGTTCGGCAGCACCATCTTGGGTAAACCCTTCTGGTTTAACTGTATCTAGAGCTGGATATGCAGACACTGCAGGTATAGCAACTAATCTTAGAGGTGGTTCTCCTGGTTCAATTCCTTATCAATCTTCTTCCAATGTAACAACTTTTCTAAATGATCCTAATGTAAATGGAGCTATTTTAACCTGGAATGATTCAAGTTCACAACCGTCTTGGACTTCTGCGACTAATTTCACTGCTGGATTTGCATCATATGCTACTAAAGCAGGATTAGCAACTGATGTAGAACTTAATGGATCAGGACAACTTCTTTATCAACCCGGAAATAACAATACCGAATTGTTATCATTCGGTTCTGCTGGACAAATACTTCAATCTAATGGTACAGGAGCAGCTCCTAGTTGGGTTAATTTAAGTGGATTAACTGCTGGATTTGCATCATATGCTACTAAAGCAGGATTAGCAACTGATGTAGAACTTAATGGATCAGGACAACTTCTTTATCAACCCGGAAATAACAATACCGAATTGTTATCATTCGGTTCTGCTGGACAAATACTTCGTTCTAATGGTACGGGAGCAGCTCCTAGTTGGATAACTTTAGGATCTTCTGTAGGTGCCGCAATTAGTGGACTTACAATTAGGGATGAGGGAACTATAACTCCTTCGGGTGGTGTGGGTGTTATTACCACTATTAATTTTGTTGGTTCTGGGATTACGGTTGTTGGTAGTTCTTCTGGTATTGCTACTGTAACATTTCTTGGAGATCAAATACTAGAAGGCACAATTAAATCTACTGACACTACAACACAAACCTCTTTATATCCAGTGATGGTGAGTACTGTTGGAGTTGCGACAACTGCTTGGACATCTTCAACAAAATTATCTTTTAATGCAGTTACAGGACAAATTAATGCAGTTGATTTTAACTCTACATCAGATCAAACATTGAAAACCAATATTAAACCTATTTTATCTCCTCTTGAAAAGGTATCACAAATTAACGGAGTGACATTTAATTGGATTGAAGGTAATATACCTTCAATAGGAGTTATTGCTCAACAAGTCGAAAAGGTATTTCCAGAACTTGTAACTACAACAAGTGAATATAAATCTGTTAGATATAATGGATTGATTGGATTATTAATAGAAGCAATTAAGGAACAGCAAATGCAAATAGAGGACCTTAAATTGCAACTTGAAGACTTAAAATCTAACACTTGACAATCCCCTAAGAACCTGCTATGATACTCAGGTAATCACGAAACGAACTGAATGAAAGATGAGTACCTCACACGATGCGTCGTTGACCCACTGAAAAGAACGGTATATCTTTATTCTAGTGAGGGGTCAGAAAAAGAAGTGTCCTGTGAGACCGTTGATGAGTTTATGAACGTGCTAAACTTTGTTCGTGCTACATTGGATGAGGATACACTCTCATACACAAATCCACTTTAAAATCCATTTTTGGTCGAAAAAATTTCCGGTAAATTTTCTTACGCGATACTTTTTTAAAATTGTATGAATTTATACAAAATTAACTATAAAAACCTTAAAGAGGAGATTGTAAAGACAACTCCTCAAAACGTTCAGGAAGCAAATGAGGGTTTGTTTTATGCTAAAATGAATCTTCCTGAAGCAGCAAAACACTGTGGAATGTCACAAAAAGAAATGCGCTTGACATTCTTTGAGTACCTCAAGTATAATCCTATCACGTACAAAGCGTGATTTTTATGCGAGTATGGTGGAATCGGTAGACACACCAGACTTATTGTAAAATTGAGCCTCATTTGGGAAACCTTATGAGTGTAATTCCTCAAATTCGGTGAAACCTTTAAAATGGCAATACCGAGCGAAGTTGCAAGACAGTTGGAAAGACAACGGCTACCCAATGTGCTTCTAGAGAGGGTTGGAATTATCTAGAAAATGCAAAACGTGTAGAGACTAGACGGGGAACACCTAAACCGAAAGGTATGGTGAAGGTATAGTCCAGACCACAAACCGAAAGGGTAGTGAAAACTATAGTGGTACGAAAATCTGTTGGGCATTGCCCGTGGGAGTTCAAGTCTCCCTACTCGCACTAGAGAATTTAATCTTCTCTAAATAATCAAAAGTAGGAAATGTCCTATGAAGTATCGTATTGATGCCAGATATGTTTGGTACAATCGCGGAACTCAATTAGTTCTAATGTACTTTATAAATCAAATTCCTTTCACTTTTGATGATGTTCCTGAGAGTTATATTTACGATCCGGAAATTTTAGAAATCGCAGATAACGAACTTCGGTTTGAACCAGAGGATTTATTTCAATCATCATACTATTTGATACTTGAAGAATGTCATCCTCTTATGTTTGAACTGGAACTGGAAAATCCAGAAATGTTACCTGCTGATTAATGCCTCTAAAGCATTGTGGTGATGCACCGCTCTTGTAAAGCGGAGACGACAGTTCAATTCTGTCTAGGGGCTCTGAGTTTTAAACTCCAAATGTCACTTATTTCCCAAAAAGACCGTGAAATGGTCATTGAAGCACTTGAATATTATGTTCAGAAACTTAAAGAAGATAACTGCACTCCTGCCTCTATCACTGCCTTCCAAACCCTCCTTAACTGGATTGAACTGGAGCATTTCAAAAATGAAAATTAATCTATGGTACTGTGATTCTATGAAGCAATGGCGATGGATTCTTACCGATGATTCACGACCAGTTATTAAACAAGAATCAGGACAACAACCATTTCTCCGTGATGCTATGAATGATGTAGTAAATACGGTAGAATATATGTTGGAGTGTAAGCAACTTGAATGAACAACAAGGATTCTTTAAATTCTCAAGACTCTGCATTCATCCATAAACTCAACAGAGCGAGTATAATATCACTTCTTGGTTCGTTTCAAAAGCGATTAGACAATTGTGAAAAAATACTACAGTCAAAGCAATCCTCTTATGCGCTGATAATGACTTTCATTGCGGCACAATTTATCGCGCTTATAATTTTAAATATTATGATCTTACAGATTCAAAGAAAGATTTCTATTATTCAAATATCACCAAGCATTCATGAGGTAAGGTAAGTGAAGGGAGAAGTAGAAAGCATAGATATTTGATGGTATTTGATAAACAACTTCAAAAAAGGTTGATTTGGAAAGAAGAAAAGGGATATAATAACTCTGGATATACTTAACCAAATCCGTTCAGTGTGCTTCACAACTTCCTTATGGAGGTTTTGTTGTTTGATAAATAACTCATAACGGAACTATAAGTATTAATAAAATGGGATTAAGTCGCCTAGATAATTTCCTAAAATCAGTAAGAGGAACAATTATTTACGTTGATCCAAATAGTCTAGACTCTACTGATAGTATTGAAAATACTGGAAATAGCTTAACAAGACCATTTAAAACAATTCAACGTGCTTTAATTGAAGCAGCAAGATTTTCTTATCAGCGTGGACAAAAAAATGATAGATTTGGAAAAACTTCAATTTTATTATACCCTGGAGATCATTTTATAGATAATCGCCCTGGATATATTCCTACTGGAAATGGTTTGTTTTCGAAAAGAAGTGGACAAACAGGAGTTTCTGATTTAACTCAATGGGATTTAAGTAGTAATTTTGATTTAACAACCCCAAATAATGAACTTTATAAGTTAAATTCGGTTTATGGTGGTGTTATTGTTCCTAGAGGAACGTCAATTGTAGGACTTGATCTCCGTAAAACAAAAATTCGTCCATTGTATGTACCAGATCCTAGAAATAATAATATTGAAAGGTCTTGTATTTTTAGAACAACTGGCGCTTGTTATTTTTGGCAATTTACAATTTTAGACGCAGATCCAAATGGAAATTGCTACAAAAATTACAATCCAGACCTTTTTGTTCCTAATTTTTCTCACCATAAATTATCTGGATTTGAATATGCTGATGGAATAAATGGTGTTTATATTAATGATGCATTTTTAAATCAAAATCTTGGTACAGGAATTGATACTTCAAGAACTGACTTGGATATGTATTATGAGAAGGTTGGTATTGTTTACGGAGCATCATCAGGTAGAGAAATTCCTAATGATTATGATGGAGGAACAACAACAGTTGATATTCAACCTATCATAGACGAATATCGTATTGTTGGACCAAAAGGTGCTTCTGTAGGAATTACTAGTATTCGTTCAGGTAATGGAACTGTTTCTTCAAGCACCATAACAGTGGATCTTGTTGAATCTATTGAAGGATTAAGTGTTGATAGTCCTATTGAGATTAGTGGAGTTAATGCTTCTGGATATGATGGGCAGTATGTGATCGCTTCGGTTCCAACTGATACGCAAATTACCTATAGGGTTCAAAATCCACCATCAGACCCACTTCCAGGTGTCACTGGATCAACTTTAAGTCTTGTTGTTGATACCGTAACTTCAGCATCTCCTTATATTTTTAATATTTCTTTGCGTTCAGTTTATGGAATGTGTGGATTGCTTGCGGATGGTGATAAAGCAACAGGATTTAAATCAATGGTTGTTGCACAATATACAGGAATTGGATTACAAAAAGATGATCAGGCTTTTGTGAAGTATGATAGTGTTTCTGGAACTTACCAACAGTTTCCATCGGTATTAAATCTTAGTACAGATTCAAGATCAAGGTTTAAGCCAGAATATGAAAATTTTCATATAAAAGCAACTAATGATGCATTTTTGCAATTAGTGTCCGTATTTGCAATTGGATATGCTCAACATTTTGTCACTGAGAATGGTGGAGATATTGCATTAAATAACTCAAACTCAAATTTTGGGGCAAAAGCATTAGTATCTTCGGGATTTAAAAAAGATGCATTTTCTCAGGATGACTATGGATATATCACTCATATTATTCCCCCTAAAGAAATTAATCCAGAAGAAATTAGTGTTGAGTTTAATTTAATTGATGTAGGAATTACCACACAAATATCAGCCGGATCTGCTACAACATCTCGCCTTTATTTGTATAATGAGACGAATGAGGATTCTCCACCTAGAGTGGTTATTGATGGATATAATGTTGGTGCAAAGCAGAATGAACAGATTAATATTCAAGTTGTTAAAAGTGGGATAGTTTCTACATATTCTTCAAGAGTTGTAATGCCAGATGGGCCTTATAGATCTACTCAGTCTTCTTCTGAAAAATCATTTACTGTTGCAAGAAGTGTTGAAGGAATTAATAGTATCAATTCCAACGTTTTTACTTTAACTGAAGCACATTCATTAATTAATGGAGAGTCTATTCGTATAATTTCAGATAATGGAAATCTTCCTGATGGATTGCAACCAAATCAAATTTATTATGCGTCAACTGTAGGAATTACTACGAATAATCAAATTTATGTATCAAAAACTCTAAATGATGCAATTAATGGAAATTCTATTACAATAAACAATAAAGGTGGGGTATTAAAAGTTGTAAGTAAAGTTTCTGATAAGAATGCTGGAGATATTGGACACCCAGTTCAGTGGGATACTTTTGGATATTGGTATATTGGTGTATCTACTAGTAATAATGGAATTTATAATGCTATTAAATCATTTGGAACTTCTGGACTTGGGAAAGCAACATCAAGATCATACGTAACTAGGAAGTCTGATTCTAGAAGTTTGATTGATACTCTTTATAGAGTTCGTTATGTTCTTTCAAAAGACGCTCCGAGCTCAGCAAGACCACCTGTTGATGGATTTATTCTTCAGGAATCTAATAATATTATTGGTTCTGGATCGGCAGAAATTTCTCAGATTTATAATACTTCTGGGTCTATTTCATCAATTGAATTAAGAAATCCAAAATTTATTGCAAATGCATCTTGGTCTTCTAATTTAGTTACGATTAGATCTGAACTACCCCATAATTTGAGAATTGGTGATCAAGTTGAAATTGTAAATGTTTCTCCAACTGAATATAATGGAATTTATACTGTCACTTCATTGCCAAGTGCAAAAGAATTTACTTACCAATTAACTGTTAATCCGGGAACATTTGGGAGTGATACTTCAAATAGAAATGAAGATCTTCCATATTTTAAAAGGAAAAAATATACAAAGACATATCAAGTTTATAGAACTCAAGAAATACAATCATTTATTAAGGGTGTTCAGGATGGTGTCTATTATTTGACATTAATTAATCATTCAAATAGTCCAACAGTTACTCCATTCTCTGATCAATCATTTGCTCAACCAGTGGAGAACTTGTATCCACAATCAAATAATGATAATCCAAATTCAAATCCTGAAGCATCAGTTTCTCATGCAATTCCAAATCCAATTGGAAAAGTTGTGATCAATGACCCACAAAAGAGTGTTACTAGGGAAACTTTAGAATCTTTTGTCGTTGGATATGGAATTACTAATATTAGATCTTCAAGTGGAACTGCACACACTATCTACACTTCAATTGATCATGGATTTTCTGGAATAACTTCGGTAAGTATTGTAAGTGGTGGTAGTGCATATGGATCTGGCTCTCCTGGAATTTTATATAATGCTCAATTAGTTGGGTATGCTGGTTCTACTACTGGTTCAAATGCCACTGCTAAAATTACTCTTGGATCTGGTGGAGTCATTTCTGGAGTAACTATTATTGATGGTGGTTCTGCTTATGGAATTGGAAATACTTTAAGAGTTGTTGGTGTTGCAACTACTAGTGGATTTGTTCAAGGTGTTGTTCGAGTGCAAGCAGTTTCTAGCAATGTTGGGGATACAATAGAAGTTTCTGGGGTATCTTCCGATTCCTATTCTGGATATAATACTCTCTATAGAATTTCAGAAATTGAAATTGGAAAACCAAAAGAAATCAATGTAGTTTCCGCAGAAACTCTACAGACATATTCAACGTCCGGTTTAGGTTTAACCTTTACCTCAAATGCTGGATATATTTTAACTGGAAAAGTTCTTCAGATTAATAGTTTTAATTATAGTTCTACAACTGGCATTGCTACTGTTCAATTCGCATCCTCTCACGGATTTAAAGTTGATAATAAGGTGAGTATTAGAGGGGCAAATCAATCGGTATTTAATGGAGATTTTATTGTTGAGCAGTTAATTAATAATACTCAATTAACTTTAAAAATAGGAATTCAAACTTCTTCAACTTCAGCAACAGGAACTTTATATGCATATCGTCCAGGTTTAACCTCATATGGTGGTGACCTGTCTAAGGATAGAGAGAATATTTCAGGACGTTTATCCTATCAATATGCAGGAATTACTACAACTTTGGGATCTATATATTCACTTACTGCAACTGGTGCTTTGAATATTCCTAATGCAGTTTCTCTTGGATTTACTCTTGGTGATTATTTACTAATTGACTATGAGATTTTTAGAATTAAGCAAGCAGTAACTTCAAATTCAGTTTTTGTTCATAGAGCAGTTTTAGGATCTCCAGTGCAGGAGCATCAAAGTGGATCTGTTGTTCGTAGAATTAAAGTTGTTCCAGTAGAACTTCGTAGAAATTCAATTATTCGTGCATCAGGACATACATTCGAGTACTTAGGATTTGGTCCTGGTAATTATTCTACTTCACTTCCAGAAAAACAAGATCGAGCACTAAGTAATACTGAGAAATTCTTGGCTCAGGCAACAAAACTTGATGGTGGAATTGTTGTTTATACTGGTATGAATAGTGATGGGGACTTTTTTGCTGGTAATAAAAAAATTAATTCTGCTACAGGAAAGGAGGAAACTTTTGATACACCAGTTCCATCAAATACTGGAGAAAAAGAAACACCAGAAATTGTAAATATTACTGACACTCAAAAGTTATTTGTAGAGAGTTCTATAAAAGTTGAGGGTGGAAAAGATAAAAATGTAGTTTCTGAGTTTGATGGTCCAGTTGTATTTAATAATAAAGTTACTTCTAATTCAGAAATTGAAGCTTCTACATTACTAGTTCAGGGTGAAGATCAAATTTCAAGAGGAATTAGTATTTCTAGAACAAAACCAACTATAGTTGGTAATTATGGAGATATAAAATTCAATGCAAATCCTGAGGGTGGTAGAAATTCTGGATGGATTTATACTACTGAAAATGAATGGAAAGAATTTGGATTAATTACTAGTGGAACTCAAGATTTATATGGAGTTGGTATTTCTACGGGTAGTGGTCCAGTAGGATTCTCTACATTATTAAATGTTGTTGCGATTGGAATTACTTTAGGGAGATCTTATGATTCTACTACAGGAATTACAACTCTTACTTTTACTGGGGCATCTCCTTTAGGAAATACGATTGGAATTTATACGGGTTCTCCAACATCTAGTGTATTTGCTGGCAATGCAAATGCAATTAAATTTATTGGATCTCAAGATGGATTTGGTGTTAATTTTATTGCCAATTATGATCCAATTTCTGGATTTACTACAGTTACTATTCAAAGTCCTTTAGATCCAATTAATTTTAGTAGTTCTCTTCCTAGAACAAGTCCTACTTTTACAACAAGAAGTCCAGGTACTCGTCTTGTTTATTTTGATCAATTAACTTCAACTACAACAGATTTTGCTGTTGGTGTTGAAGCAAATGCAAGTTGGTCTTCTGTTCCAAGAAATATTAATGATTTTAAGTGGTATGCAGGAACAACTGGAATTGCGACTTTAAGTGGAACTGGAAATCTTTCATTGTCCGGAGGATTAACTGCTTCTGGAAATATAACATTAACTGGTGGAATAACTGCAACTGGTGGTGTAACAGGAAGCACTCTCTCAGCAACAACTACAACAGGACAACCAATTAGTGTTGGATCATCAACTCAAGTTAATAATTTAAATTCTCAATACTTGAATGGATTTGAAGGAACTTGGTATACAGATATTCCCGCAAGACTTGGATATACTCCATTCAATGTTACTGGTGATAGTGTATCTGGACTTTCCAATTTCTCTGGAGGTCTTAACGTTAGTGGTGGAATTACAACTGCATTAAATGTAACTGGAAATGCTAGAATATCTGAAACTCTTAGACCAAATGCAATTGCTGATAAAGATGATCAAGTTGGTTCTTCTGGACAAGTTTTAACATCAACTGGTTCTCAGTTAGATTGGAAAAATCTTTCTGACCTACCACTTTCTGGTAGAATATTGCAAGTTGTTCGTACAACTCAATCAACTGCAGTTCAACATACTCCTGCCTGGGAAGATACTGGGTTAACCGCAACCATAACTCCGTCTTCTGTAAATAGTAAGATTATTATAATTATTAATCAACCAGTAGTTGGTAATGCAGATCGTTCTGGTGGTATACGAATTATGAGAGGAACAACTGTACTTTACAATCCAGGGCAATCTTGTTTTGGTACGGGAACTAGTGACGGAACATCTTCCACTTCTTTAATTGCTTCATTACAATATATTGATGATCCAGCATCTACTTCTGCAGTTACTTATAAAACTCAAGGTTATGGCAATGACTCACAATTTTATTCAAACCAAGGACAGAATGCACGTATTTTGCAATCAGCAACATCTCAAATTTATCTAATTGAAATCTCATAATTTTTTAATTATAAATATCTAAAATAGGTTGGCGCTCTCCACCGATGGCAGTTCAGAAAAACTTTGTAGTCAAAAACGGATTAGAAGTAAATGATAATCTAATTTTTGCAAATTCTCATACGAATAGAGTTGGTATTGCTACTACGACATTAAACTATACTCTTGATGTTGGTGGTACTGTAGGTGCAAAAAATTCTGTAGTTACAGGTGTTTCTACAGTTAATGATTTAGTTATAAACGGGAGAATTGCTGCAGGTAGTAGTCTAGGTGTTCAGGGGCAATATCTGATCTCAACTGGTGTTGGTGTAACTTGGGGTTCTGTTGGAAGTGTTCGTTCTGTTGATGTTCAAAGTGCTATATCTGGACAAAAGGTATTTAATACAAATTATACAGTAGGATTACTTGATGTTTATATAAATGGTGTTAAATTATCTTTAGATGAGTTCGCAGCAACAGACTCAATTACGGTAACTTTAGATGATGCTTGTTTTGGTGGAGAAAACGTTGAATTTATTACATATACATCTTTGGGCGTTAGTAATACTGGTATTCAAGGAATAACCGTTCTTGATGAAGGGAGTATTAAAGGATCTTCATCTCAAATAAGAACTCTTAATTTTGTTGGATCTGGGGTAACTGTTACTGGTGTTGGAAATTCACTTACAATTGATGTAAGTTCTACTGGAGGTGGTGGAGAATCTTATTGGGAATCTACCACAGCAGGTATTCATACTTTAAGTAATGTTGGAATAGGAACCACAAATCCAACATCAAAACTTACTGTTGATGGTGATGTTAAAGTTGGGGTAAATACATCAAATGGACTTGTTCTTACTTCACCAAACGGGACTCAATATAGATTAATTGTTGATAATTCTGGAGTTTTAAGTACTGTTTCTATTTAAATATAAATATAAATTTAATTGCATATGAGAACTTATTATTTTATGGCAGGACTTCCAAGATCTGGAAGCACGGTTCTTTCGTCAATTCTAAATCAGAATCCAAGATTTTATTCTGGTCCATCAAGTCCAGTGCTTTCTACAATGTATACTGTAGAAAATCATTTGCAGAATAATGAACTTTTTCATGGTTATCCAAAACCCAAAGAAGCAAATTTAATTATTTCTAATATTATTCATCAATTTTATAGCGATATTCAAAATCCAGTAGTTATTGATAAAAATCGTGCTTGGTCCGCAAGAGTTCCTTACATTGAAGGATATCTTCAACAAAGAGCAAAAATTATTTGCCCTGTTCGTGATATTGAAGAAATTTTAACTTCAATGATTATGTTAATTCGCCGTAATCCTTATCAAGAGGGTCAACCTAGAATTAACTTCATTGATGAACAACTTGTGAAATTAAATATTTCTCTGAGTGATGATAATCGTTGTGAATATATCGCTGGATCTCAAGGAATTTTAGGTCAAAGTTTAAATGCCATTATTGAAGGATTTAAACAAGGGTTTGGTGATCGTATTCATTTTGTGGAATATCGTGATCTAATAAATCAACCAGAAGATACTCTCGATAGTTTATATAAATTCTTAGGAGAAGAACCTTTTGAACATACTTTCAAGGATCTTAAAAATAAGAATATTGAAAATGATTTGAATACTTATGGGTTATCTGATATGCATCAAATTCATTCTACATTAGAGTCAACAGCACCAAACCCAAAAGATATTCTTTCACATAATATTTTAAAAAAATGTGAAGGAATGGATATTTGGAGACAAGAAAACTTTTTAAATCAGTAATTAAAGGAGATTAAAATGCCAAAAAGAACTTCACCCTTACAACAAGTAGAATTTAATTTGGAAAAAACTTTGGAATCAACGGGACATAGTGAAGATTTGATTCGTAATCTTGTTTCTCAAGGTGTTCATAGTGAAGAAATTCACAATACAATTTCAAGAAATGTTGAGCATATTAAAATTATTCTTGGAAAAGAGCAAGTTTCTTCATCAGGATCACCACGTCTTGCTCAGTTTGAAGAGGCAATTTCACTGGGAGAGGCATTTATTGCTTAATAATTTTTATGAAAGAAAAATATAGTATATTTCACATAACTGGTGGTATAGGAAAACATATTGCAGCAACAGCAGTTGCAAAAGCAATTAAAAATAATCATCCATACAGAAAACTTATAATTGTTTGTATATATACGGATATTTTTATTAATTTATCTTATGTTGATAGAGTTTATCAATTAGGAAATACTAGTTATTTCTATCAAAATTATATTGAAAATCAAGACTCGATTATTTTTCATCAAGAACCTTATTTCACTACTGATCATATTCATAAACGTCTCCCACTTATTCAGAATTGGTGTAAGATGTATGGTTTGAATTATAGTGGAGAATCTCCAGAACTTATATTCAATTCTTTACAGAAGAAAATTTCAAAAAATTTTTGGTGTAAAGATAACAAGCCAATAATGGTAATTCATACAAATGGAGGAATGATTTCTCAGGATGCAAAGCCTTATATGTGGGCAAGAGATATGCCTTTTAGTATTGCTGAGAAAATTGTGAATAAGTACCATAAAGATTACACAATTTATCAATGTACTAAAAACAAATCTCCAAAATTAAATAATGTAAGTGTGATTGAATTCTCCGAAAATATGCATTTAAGCATTTTAGAATTTTTAAGTATATTATTACATAGTGATAAAAGAATTTTAATTGATAGTTCTTTACAGCACGCAGCAGCAGCATTAAATTTATCATCTGTTGTCTTGTGGAATGCAACTAGTCCAAAGGTATTTGGATATGATATTCATACGAATATAGAGACAGTTAAACCTCAAAATTTTAAACTACCTGGAAGTTATTTGTTTGATTTTGACTTTAATGGTGTAGAGCATGAATATCCTTTCACAGAAAGTGAAGATTTGTTTGATATTGAGGAAATTTATGATGCTATAGAAAATACATAAAGATTAATATACAACTAAATAAAAATATAAGGAGAGTAAAATGAGCATAAGGAATAGGGAACTATCTCAATTTGGTTCTTTTATTTACGTTGATAATTCAAATCAAGAAATTGGAATTACAACTGGAGTATTACCTTATGTTGGAATTGGAACCACAAACCCTTCACAAAAACTTACAGTTGTTGGTAATACAAATATCACTGGTTTTGTGTCGGCATCTTCATATTACTTAAATGGAAGTCCTCTTGTAAGTGCTGAACTTCAAACTTGGGAGTTTTCAGGGTCCAATATTTACAGATCTATAGGAAATGTTGGGATTGGTAGCAGTTCTCCTGGATCAAAATTAACTGTTGCCGGAAGTATATCAGCGACTGGTATTGTATCATCTACTAGCAATATAACAGCAGGTGGTAATGTATCAGCGACAAGATTTATATCTACGGAAACAACTCTTGCCCCATTTACTGTTTC